AAACTTCATTTGTTTTAGTTGCTCACCTAGTTGCTCAGGATTCATCTCAACACCAAACTTTACATTTGCGTATTCGATTACTGTATCAATAATACTGTTTCCTTGAATATCCATTATCTTCTTGCCTTGTTTAGTTGTCTTACAATTTTACTTGCTGGATTTATTTTCTTTGTTCTCTGTGCTTTTTTATTCATTCTAGCACCTTTTGCCATTTTAGTCTTTTTAAGAGTAAAACGTTTTTTTAGATCAATTGGCTTAGTACATTGTGCTGGGTTAGTAACAACTCTGCCTTTTCTTTTACCTACTGTACAACGAAACTTTTTAACTACTTTATTTCCACGCTTGGCAAACACTAGTTTTGCTTCACTTAGAACAGTATTGTACTCTTCTGTAAAAAACATTTTAACCAAGTCCTTGTAAATTCAATAGTAGCAGGACTACAGTACTCAATAAACCAGCAATAACTGTTGCCGCTGCTCCAATTAGTAGTTTATTACTACTTGCTTTCTCTTGAGCTTGTTTATCAGTTAGCTCACGAACAGCCGACTCGATCCTATCAAACTTTTTATCTAAATTGTCTAATTTTTCTTCTAACACGCGATATCTCTCCGCACATAAATCTACATGTGCCTCAAGATTTTCACGCTCTAGCCTTGACTGTTGCATCGCCATAGGTTGTGCTGTCCTAGTCTATACTGAGCTGATTTTCACCTCGTACTCTTGTACTTTTGCTTTATCGTATTTATACAATCTTGCTCTTTTCAAAGTACAGATTTAATATATTATTACTATTTGTAATAAACATGGGTTCAGTATCAGCAGTTTCATCTAAACCTGTATAAACTGGTACCCGATCACAATCTGCTCTAGCAAAAAAAGTCATATCTTCTTCTTTTGCCCACACGTTTGATGCTTCGCTGCCAAACTTATACACCCAAACATTTTGTAATCCAGTATAGTCACTACCAAAATGATAGTTTGATAGATTTTGTAATTCACGCTTTTGTACAAAACTAAGTGTGAGTTGAGTTCTTAGTGCTAGTATTTGTACTAGAGTATTGAGATTTTGTGCCTGTTGAAAACTAGGTTGACTTCCTTTGGGATTGTTATCCTTGGTATCAGTAATATCGATTAAACTGTACGCTGTATAGAAGTCATAGCCTGTAGTTGATTGCTCGCCAGGTCTGTTAACTGATGTCATATTTTATAAGATTTGCCTATCGCATATCCAGCCGCAAAACCTACAGCAGCCTTGGCTAGTGTTCCGGCGATACTTGACTTTTCCTTGTCTGTTAAAACCAACTTATTATCTTTAGCAAAACTAGTAAACAGTGGCATCATGTCACTGCGTCTAGCATGTAGTCTATAATATTGGTTTAATTGTGTGCCAACTAATTCTCGTTGTTGAGTAGTTAATGTTTCCCAATTCTGAGCTAAACGTCTGGCAGCTCTTATTTTTGGATCCATAATTTTTAAATCTTTTTCTAGTTTATAGAAAAATGCTTGTGCTTGACCTTTGTTAATATTTCCTGTTCTAATTTTGTTTAGGAAGACTTTGATTTGTCTGTCGTTAAGTCTTATCTTATCCATGAGCATACTATCTTTTTCTTTGCCCATGTATCTATCAGAATTTTTTAAACTATGTAATGTCATATAAAGATCAGTATTACTTGGACTAGGTCTGTTAAAGTTTCCTGGTAATACTGTTTGTTGAGCATATTTTTTAGCAACAGGAGCATAGTTATAATCCTGGCTCATAGCATACAAACTTAACAGATTAACAAACAAGTGATCTGCTAATACTCTAGCACCGCCACCAGCAATTTGTTCTTTTGTACGGAACATTCTTGACTCTTGGAGCTCATGAATAAAATCGTATGTGTACTGTTCATCTTCATCCATTGGATGACCTCCAACCATTCTAGCATACTGTGCCGCTGTGTATCTTTTTTCTTCCATTATCGTTCTCTCGTCATATTATTTTTTGTAAACTCGTCACGATTAACTAATTTTCTATCTCGTCCAATAACATAACCTTCACCACCTGGATTACCGCCAGTGGTTGCCTGAATGTCTGCTGGCTTACTGTCAAGTTCACGAATAATTGCGTTCTTGACTTTCATAATACCATGTATAATATCAAACAAAGCAACGAATCCTTGCTCGTTATCTTGAGCCCACTGTAACGCTTTTTGCTTTGCTGAGTTACTTAAATTACTACGGTCAACCCAATTGGCAAAGTTGTTCAAACTCCAGTCGTTTAAGTCTCCTGCTTTAGCACTGTTGTTAATGTATGTGTATAAAAACTGGTTAAAGTTTTTCATTCTTAATTCTTGTGGTACAGTAAGAAGTTTCTCAATAGCACCCTTACTGCGATTAACAGTGTCTTCCAATCTATCCAATTCTGGAACATCAATTTCAGGAGTATGACTTACCACTGCTGGTGGCATAATCAATAATTCGCCTGGTAAAAATCTACTAGCATCTACATCGCTAGTATTACCATCTAAATCGATATGAGCATGTAACACCACGCCTGCTGTACTGTTAGCAATCTTTTTACCAATTTCACTACGTGGATCAACACTGTACTGTGTTGTGTTAGGTTGAAAAATTAATCTACCTTTGTTTTCTTTGGGTGTATCAAAGTACAACAAATCTCCGTGTACATAACCTCTAAAATCTCTCGGTGTTGCCGCTTCAAATTTACTCCAAACTTTTCTCATTTGTTCAATAAACTGCGGACGTTTAGGATCAGGATTTTTCTGCTTTCTGTTAGCAAGCATTTTTGCGAGATCATCAGCACTTGTTACTTTACCATCATAACCACTGGCACCAAATCCTGATTTGTCAGTTAACACAAACTCTCCCTTTTCGTTTCTACCAAAGATAACAGCAGGGCTACCATCCCATTTAATAGTAACATCATTTGTATTTGTTTCTAATTTTCTTAATGTTGAGATGGCTTCTTTTGCGCCAGCAATACCATTCCAAAGAACAAGATCTTCCACATGCTGTATTCTTGAATCAGCACCTTCAGTCAAAGAGCTAATATCAACTGTATACAAGTTATCTCGTTTTGCTCTATGCTTTGATCTTCGTCTACTATCTCTATCTGCTCTAGATTTAGTACCTATAATGTCGGATATTTTCACCTTGTTCCTCGTAACTTCTTGACTCCACGAAGAAATCTGTCAGTGTCACGATTCTTAATACTTAACATTATACGCTTTTGTAAATCCTGCGCTTCTTCATCAGAAAAGTTCGCATCAATCATTTCAAGCAGGTTAATGACACTACTAAGAGCATTACTGCCTCTACTTTCTAGAAGTTGTGTCTTATCTTTAACCGGAGCAATACTGTTAATTTCTTCTAAGAGTGACCTAGTACGTTTCTTCACGTTGTTGTCTCCTTTAGTAGTATTTAGCATTATTCTGTTCTCTTAATGAGGTTATTTAGACGTGCCATTGCTTGTAAATTGTTTTCAACTAGACTATTTTCTGCTAAACTCTTTTTATCATCAGTTAATTTAATATTTGCTTTTGCTTTTGCCAGGATATCGTTAGTTACTACAGTTGCGTTATCTTCAGCACCTTCTTCCAGATCAGTAATACGAAGACCTGCTATATCAAATGCCAGGTCTACCTTTTGTCCAACACCAGCACTACTTCGTGTTTTCATAAACTGTACTTGATATCTACCACGTTCACGCATTGCTTGACTTGTAAAGATACCAATAACATTATCTGCTGTTTGAATCTTACTTAAACCACCACTAATATGACTATGATCAAATTCAATTTCCTCTACTGCACTACGGTTTAACTGTGATGCTGTAGCAAACAAGTAATCATATTCTACTGCGAAGTTACGCAATTCTTCACTCACAAACTTGTCTTTGATAAACAAGTCGCTTGGCGGAACCTTACGTTGCGCTGGCATCATTAGATCCAAATAGTCAAGTAGTACACAATCAACCTTTTTTCCGTTTTTTACTTCAAACTCTT